GCCGGCTATGGACGAGCGGCGTTGCACGCGAAGTGCCAAGGATCGTCTGTCGCTGCCACGCTTGGCAGTCTAGCAATGAGCGAAACCCTCAATTCGCGGGTACTCATCGGTGAGGCCCCGATGTTTTCGTTGTCAGCGCCGGTGTAGCAGCCGCGAGGGTCAACCCAGGTCAGCCACCCAATGATAGCTGGCCGCGACATGCTGTTGACCATGGTGACGGTAACGGCTGGAAAGGTCAGGGCAAAAACTCGGGTCATCCTGTCGAATTGGGCGGCGTCCATGGTGTCCCCTGTGGTGGTTGAGTGGAGCGTCATGCCCCGTCCCTCTTACGTAAGTAATATAACCACCCTGTGTCACATAAGCACCTATACCCAATACACTTAACACTCCCTTGACATATAGATGAAACACCCGAGCAGGCCAGAAACAGATCCGCTCAGTCAGGGCTTCTTGCCCCCTCGGAATGGTGCCCACTGCTGACGATTCTTACAGGCAGTAAAACGGTCTGGAACGGTCCGGGATGAGCCTTGATCGAGCAGTCGAGCATCTACAAGGCGAACACCCGTGGCGAAGCACTACCCACTAGCCAAGAGAATCGAGGTGCTCGACTGGATGACTCGAACGGGCTCGGGCTGCTACAGTGCTGCAAGACATTTCGAAATCAGTGAGACAACACTGCACAGGTGGAAGCGCACGAAGAGCAGGTGGTACCAGAGAGGCAGGTTGGCCGCGACGATCCGAGTGTTGGATGGGGGGGACGAGAATGATCCAAACCAGAGCATCAACCCTGTCGACGTAGAGACCGCATACAAGCTCCGATCCATACTGACGAGAAACCTCGACTACCTCGCCCTGGACGATGACCTTGGCTCGGAACGACACAAGCGATGTTCAGCAGTCGTGACACAGCTTACCAGGGAATGGCCCCAGCTCCTGGCATGTACGCAGTCCGACCTGTCTGCAGCACTGGGAATAGAGACAACCGACGAAGACGAGAGCACCGCGGACACCTGGATCAACGACCAGCTACGACTGCTCCAAGGTGGGGTTGCTGCCGAGGCCAAGTGAGTCCTCCAAATAGAAAAAAATCTCCCGGCGATGAAAGAGTCAGAGAGGAAGCTGAACTGCTACAGGGGATAGACCGAGCGGGTCATCGAAGCACGAGTAGGAGAGAGTGTAGCGGGTGGATACGGCAGTCTTGCCGACGGGCGCTGGTATGAAATGTATAGGCGACTTGTACGCTAACCGCCTACTTCACATCTGCTCTTTAGACATCCTGAACAAGCGGAAGAAGCGCGTAAGGTTCGGTGACGTGCTGTATCCCTCTCAGCGCGATGCGGTGTGGAGTTTCGAGAACCATAGGCGGATCGCGGTAGTGAAGGGTCGGCAGTTGGGATTCACGACAGTCTTGAATGCTGACCGGTACTGTGAGTTGGCGACGAGTTGTAACGGGTTGCATCACGGGTTGTTCGCAGTGAAGAGGGTAGCTGCGGAGAAGTTGTTGCAGATGATGCGGACTTTCCACAAGGGAGTGCCTGAGAAGTACAGGCGTACAGCTTCACATACGAGATCGACGTTTGAGTTTGGGATTACGGGAGCGAAGGCTGAGGCGTTCAGTGCGTTGACCTATGATTCAGATCGTGGAGCCACGTTGAGTAGTGCTCATCTCTCTGAGTTTGCGTATTATCCGGACGGAATGGAGATGTTGGCTTCGCTGACGAGTTCGGTGAATGACGGGTTGGTGGTGTTGGAGAGCACTCCGAATCACTGGGGCGATCCGTTGCATCAGGTCATTCAGGGTGCGCAGTATGGAGACGGAGAGGCTCCTTGGCATGTGTTGTTCATTCCCTGGTGGCATTTTCCAGAGTATCGGAAGAGGTTCACGCACAAGGTGAGGTTTACCGATGCGGAGTTGGCGTTTCAGGTGCGGCACAGGTTGGATCGGGAGCAGTTGTATTGGCGTCGGATGAGGATCAGGGAGATGGGAGATCCGATCCTTTTTCGGCGGGAATATCCGCCTACTATCGATGCGGCGTATGGGGATGTGGACGGGGCTTATTTTAGTGCGGAGCAGTTGGGTGTGTTTACCAATGTGTTGAGGGTGAGTCCTGGGGTGGAGTTGCAGAAGTGGCAGGAGCCGGAGGTGGGCAATCCTGTGGTGTTTGGAGTGGACGTGGCTGAGGGTGTGGGGTTGGACTACTCGGTGGCGTATGGGGTGGACAGGGCGGCCCTAAGGCCTGTGATGACCTTGAGTAGCAATCGGATGGGGATCAGGGCGTTCGCTGAAGCTGTGGCTACGCAGGCGAGCAAATACAATGCACGAATTGTGGTGGAGCTCAACAACCATGGGCACGCGTTCAAGGCTGTGTTGGATGGCCTGGGGTTCACGAACTACGAGGCGTTCAAGACCAGCGTGAAGAGCAAGTTGAAGCTGTATGACGTGTTGAGGACTCATGTGGATGAAGGGTTGGTGGATACGATTGATGATCTGACCCTCAACGAGTTGAAGCAGCTGCAGAGATCGGAGAGGGGTTTGGCTCCGAAGCATCCCGACGGACTTCAGTTCCACGATGATAGAGTGATGTCCTACTCGCTGGCGCTGTGGGGGCTGAGACATATGAGGGTAAGTGGGGGTCTCGCTGACGATCTATTCGGATCAACGAAGGACAAAACTTCTACGAGGAATCCGCGCCGCAATCGAAGTTGGAACTAAGGGGCAGACATGGCGGTCAAAGAGAGCGAGATCCAATCGATCATCTCCGATCATAATACCCGCTGGGATAATATGAGATCGGACATGTCCAGGTACGAGAGATCGTACCGAGCACGGATGTGGGACAGGATGGACGGCGATGTGATCGTGGAGACCCCAGACGGGCATTCGCTGGTGGAAGGCTACATTGCCTCGCTGTTCCCCAAACGGCCAGCGGTGGAGTTGATAGACGATCCGCAAGACAGGGGAGATCCCGATCTGGTGCGGCGGATCTCGAATCACTTTCTTGCGCCCACTTCTGCGATCCTGAAAAGGGCGATGAGATACGCGTTTACGTTTCCGTGTGCGTTTCTGAAGCTGGGATTCAAAGAAGCCGATCTGGTGATCGATCAGGTGGACATTCGAGCGGTTCACCCTTGGGACGTAGTGGTTGACCTGGACGCAGACACTTGGGACAGGCAGCGGTGGATGGGGCACAGGTATTGGCTGTCTGTGGGAGAAGCCAAAAAGAGGTGGCCTGGGCGGCAGTGGAAAGGGGCGCGTAGAACGCCGTATTTGGACGAGGGCTCCGTCAGAAGGCCGGAAACGGATACGTCTGGTAGTGACCTGATCGACGAGGTGTTGATCTACGAGTTGTATTTTCCCAAGCAGGACAGGCTGGTGTTCTACTCGGAGTACGTGTCCAAGAAGAGCGGCATTGTCCGGCAGGGGAAGATCCCCTATCGGAAGGGAGACGGAACACCGCTGGTGCCGATTGTGGAGTTGTTCTTCAAAGAAGATCTGCGCCAGCCCCTTCGAGGGCAGAGCACCATGGCCCTGATGTACGATCAGTTGTGGGAGAAGAACAACCTCCGGACAGAGAGGGCCAGAGACGTGCGCCGCAACGCAAGGCAGATCGCCATTCGCGCTGGAACGATGAGCGATGAAGACAAGTCCGTGTTCAACATGAATGAAGACGGGGCGATCTTGGAACTCGATCTGCCTCCGGAGATCCAGGCCAATCAGGCGATGGCCATTGTTCCTCAACAGCCCGTGTCCCGAGACTATGACCTCTACGAGGCGCGCATTGATGCCGATCTGTCTACGGGAGACGTGAGAAGCCCCATTACCAGGGGACAATCGACGGGGGCGTCTGCAACGGAGATCGCCGCACTGACTCAATATCTGGCGACAGAGGTTGGGCAGATGGCCGTGATCAGAGACGCGATGTTCGCCAAGTGCGCGGAAGTCTACATCGCGATCATCAAGTGGCGCTTTGAAACCGAGAAGCATCCAGAAGATCTGAAGACGCCGATCTTGATCGAGAAGAAGCCGAAGGTGATCTCCCAGACCGCCCTTGAAGGCTACTTCCAGTTCATCGCCGTAGACCAGGGCTCAACCCCTGTGGGCAAGGCCATCGAACGCCAACAGCTAGAGCGACTAGCCCCT